GTGCTCTGTATAAGAGGAATATTGGCATTCCAAATAATCAGGGGACTGTGGATTTGGATGTTATGCCTGGTGCTAATGTCAAACGCGTGATTTCGACGTGTTTCAGGGATGATTGGCAGGATATTGTTAATCGGCACTTGGATTCTGGGATGTGGGAACCCAATGCCCCGGATATTTCTGATTTCCTGACTAGGTTGGATGAGAAGAAGGTTAAGAGAATGCTGGATGAGTTCTTTGTCGAGGGTTTTGTGTCATTGGAGTCATGGCATTTGATGGCAAAAGGGAAGGTGAAGTCGTCACGTGAGGCTGGTTCGGAGTCTTCGGTGGATCATGCTCAGACTATTTTGTTTCTGGAGAGTCTGAATACCAATGGCATGTATTCGGCTATGACGCGTCGAGCTAAGAAGTGCATTGATGAGTGTTTGGTCGAGGGTGTCAAGTTGAATGCTCAGTGGAATGCTGATGAGAGTGAGGAGTGGTATAACTCTAGGGAGCCTGTCAGAGCTTCGTGTGGCCAGACCTATAGTTATAATGTCGATAGTTCTGCTTTCGATAGGTCACAGAATCATCCCGCTTTGCGTACTGATTTGGAGTTTTACAGAGTGTTGGGTCTGAATAAGGAGAGACTTGCGAAGTGGGAGGAGACACATGGTAGGAAGCGTGCGATGTCGATGGCCTTTGGTGTGATAGCGTACATCGTTTTGACTGGTGTTTCGGGTTTGTGGAAGACGTTGTTGCGGAATGGTCTTGTCCAGTTGACAGCGACTGTTGTTACTGCGGACTTGCGCAGAGGTGATATTGTGACGCTGGAGGTTAAGGGCGATGATGTGGATTTGGAGACTACTCGTCCGGTGAAGGTTGAGACGGCGGTTGAGCGTATGAGTTTGTCTTTCAATTTGGTCTCGAAGTTTAACACGAGTGTTGTTAGGTACTTCTGTAAGGCGTTCAGATTGAAGATTGATGGTCGTTGGTTGGAGGTGGCTGATCCTTGGGCTCGGGTGCAGTCGGTGTGCACGCCTGTGGTGTGCAATGGCCAAACTTCTTTGTTGGAACGTTGGGAGTCCTTGCGTGCGGATTTGCGTCATTATGATAATGAGATTGTGGTGGTGGCGGCGGCAGAGGCAGCTCAGCAGTTGTATGAGTTGAAGAGACCACCGTATGGGATGGTGCGGGCTTTGTCACGTTTGGCTGCAGATAGG